ATCTGGTGTTGCTTCATCTATACTATATCTAGTCATTTCCATTCCTCCGGTAAAGTTTTCTCAGTAAACCAACGTATCTCATGACTGTCAGCCCAATCTGCATGTGTTCTTTTTGAGCCGTCCTTTCGTCGACGAGCGTAAGGCATCGGGGCGAAAGGTGAGGCGAAAAGGAACACTAGCTCAGTGTCTTTAGGTAACATTTTTATAATCCAGATATATTTACTATACTCTTGATAGTCCCAAAATCTTCCTTTAGATTCAAGTAAAATTTTCTTACCATCTATAACACGTATAAAATCTGGATGATAAATATGTTCTACAACATATGCTACCGTAGTATTGTGAACTTCCCAATTCTTTAATAGTTTCTTATGAAGTTCTGCCTCCCATTTGGAATCATACCCTTTGGGTACACCTTTTTCAACAGGTCTTTTCTTTCTAGGTATACGTCTTGGCATTTTCAATCTCTTTCATTGTAACAGATTCAATAGTTCTTTTACCATGACTTTTCTTTAAAATCATCTTCAATCTTTTACGAACCCAACGATGGGTGTACGCACTCAAACGTACCTGTCCTAAAGATACTGTATACTTATCAGTCGGCAACAATTCTTTTAATTCTTCTAACGAAAGATCTCTATCTTCTGGAAGAATATTATTTATCCATCCCATTAAAAGATTAAAAACATGTACGTTCATACGTTGCTTTTTACTTTTAGTAATCATAAACCTCTTCAACTCTAGGTTCGTTTACAACTTCTGTTAAATACACAAGACCTTTTGAATATTGAAATGCTCGTAAGTCAGGATAACAACTTACTTTATGTTTACAATAAGTACACTCCCTCGGAAGTTTCATATTACCTGACTTACCTTCAGAAACAGGATCATAACAATATTCTTTCGGAGGAGTATCTAACATTAACGAATCTTTAATGTCTCGTATCCTGGCCTTTACATTAGGCTTATCTAATTCTTCAGGTCTATAAAGAGTTAGCTCTCCCGTCTCCTTATTAATAACTAAGAACCCACCACCATCAGTCTTCTCTGATTCTTCATAGCCTGCTAACTGAGCCATATATCCAAACGGATCATCATCACGTAACGTTCCTGCTTTAAATTTCTTAAAGGCATAACTTGATGCAGTCTTAATATCTACAACTTCTCCATCAATCTTACAATCAATATGTCCTTTTATTCCAGAAACTTTAACTTCTTTCTGCTCATCCTCTACCTTATGATTAGCAAGACGAACAAGAAAGAGAAGAACCTCTTCTAATAAATGTCCGTAAAGAAACTTTATTGGAAGGTAACTACTTATATTTGTTTCTTCCTCCTTATTATTTTTAAGGTCGAACCATAATTGACGCATGGGTTTTCCAATATTGGACATACGTAACATAGTCTTACCACCACGTTGAGGGATAGCCCATGTTTTTAAAGCTTTCTTTATGGACTCGCCAAACTCTTCAATCAAAGAATCTCCTAAGTCTAAAGCCCCTCCGTTGGATAGAGGGGCTAACTCAGAATAGATATCTTCAACAAGAGTATCTAAGTTTTTAGACTGCAACGTCAAAATTACTACCAAAGTAAGTTTCATTAAGAACTTTAACAGCTACATTCGTAGTTACACGAAACCACTCACCGTTTCTTTCTTTAGCTAAAGGTTGCAATTGTTGATGAACCAACTTTTCAGCAGCTCGTCTATCTTCAAAGTAACTCTTATCTACTAGAATATAATCTCTGAAGGGACTACCTGTTTGAAAAGCATTCGTTCTATCAAATGCATCAATAGCCATACCTACTTTAACCCATCCTTTCCAAGCAGGGTTCTTAATAATATAAACATATCCATCTTCAACTTCATCAAAGAGTTCTTTAACTCTTTCATTGATTCGAGATACTTCAGTTGGAAAGTGAATCAGTCCCATTGCAGCTAATACTGCATGAATACCTCTTTGTTGATACAAAAAGTTAAATGGATGGTTCTTATTTCCTAGACGATAACGTTTACCAGCAATCGTCATTCTTGTTTTATTTTCAAGAAACCTTGGGTAAGGTTGTTTGATACTAATGTGTTTCACTCCAATTATCTCCTATACTATATTCACCATCAAGAGGACACCGCAAATGGAAATCATCTGCGACCTCTCGTATACATTGTACACCAAGTTCACCAACAATGCAAGCATGACATTCATGAACTTCTATCTGCCATTCATCGTGGATATTGGCTACAAAATGAGCATCGTATTGTTCCTCCTTTATTTTATCATGTAATTTTATAAGTGCCTGCTTCATTACAACAGCACCTGCACTCTGCAACAAAGTATTTAATGCAGAGTATTCATGTCGTACTGCAATATGTCTTCCATCTAATCCTTTGAGGTATCCTCTTCTTGCCGCTCTTTCAACTTTATCTTTAAGAGTTGCAAGTGCTGGAAGATTAGTAAGGAAACGTTGTCTAAGGATTTTACCATCTTTTCTACTTCGTCCGACCACACTTCCAAGTTTCGCATCTCCTGCTCCGTATATGAAGGCATAGATGAAAGTCTTCGCCTGATTTCTTGATTCAAGCCCTGCAAGTTTTTGATTAGCGGTGTGTATATCACCAGTGAGGATTTCATTTGTAAACTCCTTATCGTTCATGTAATGAGCAAGCATTCTAAGTTCTAGTCCACTTGCATCAATACCAATTAATTTATATCCATTAGGTACAATCCAACATTCTCTACATTCCTTACCATAAGGACTATTGATTGAAGGAACTTGCGCCATGTTAGGTTTGACATGAGCCATTCTACCTGTTATTGCTCCGTTAGGTATAACAAATCCATGTACTCTATTATCACTACCTAGATGTTTAAACCATGATGAAACTTGAGCTATACGTTTCTGCAACAACAAGAATTCTGCTATCAACTTAGCTTCAGGTATATCTTTTACATTCTTTAATGTACCTTCATCAACAATAGGTTGACCTGTTGGTGTAAACTTTTTAGGCTTCCAACCAAACTCTTTAAGATACTCTCCTATTTGTTTTCTAGAAGCTAAGTTAAACTCCTGAATTTTATAACGATCAAATGCCAGTACTCTACTAACAGGTTGAGTAGATAAACAATTATATTCTTCTTCTGTTAAACCTTGCTTAGATAACTTACCATCATTTTTAAATTTAGGTACAACAGTTTTTATCTTAACCTTCTTAGGTTTAAAAACTTCTTGAACTTCATCCTCTATAATAGTTTTACGTTCATTTAATTTTGCCAACAACATTTCACCTTTATAACTATCAAATAAGAATCCATATCTTTCTTGTTCTTTAAGTATATGAGATACATCATGTTCAATCTTAATTGACTTTGTATCAAATCCATCTAACTCTTTGATAACATTATCAAATACTAGCGAATTTAATTCTACATCATTGATACAATAGTCCAGCATATTAGGAGTATATCTCTGAAAATCTCTTTCTTCCATCAACCCTTTATGTCTATTTAGTTTATAACCCCAAGCTTCTAAGCCATGACCATCTCGTTCCGGTTTAGCAAGTCTCGACAATACCAACGTATCTATTATCTTCTTATTATCAAAGTTAATATTCGTCAACTCCTTCAACACAGGTATATCAAATCCAAGAATATTATGTCCAATAAGTAAGTCAGCTCCTTCCAACAACTCAATACCCTGATCTATTTGATCAGGAGGAAAACCATAGACTTGATTATTATCTAGATCTTTTGCAACAATACACCATATCTTTGTAGCATTTAAACCATCAGTTTCAATATCAAAGACTAGTTTCATAAAGTTTTTCCATATAGATTAATTAATTTATTGAATAATATATATTTATTCAAGTTCATCAAGCTTATCAATTACATACTGCTCTGCATCAGATAGATTTCCATCTTCTTTCTCTTCTTCAGACAGTCCCATTTCCACAGCTTCTTCATATAAATCTTCTTCTAATATTTCTACATAGTGATTACTCAAAATGGTAGCTCCTTATCAAATTCTAAATCATCTTGTGTAGTTGCAAGTTCAGACAATCTGCCTGTATCTCTATCATACACTAACTGAGTTGCTAATCCTACATCTCCTGTATACCTAGACTTCAATACTCTTAACTTTGTTGTATTAGCTTCTACTTTATCTAATGCTTGCTGATTCCTTTCAAGGGCTATGACACAATCAGATAACTGAGCAATGCTCTGTGACCCTCTCAAGTGGCTTAGATTGACTTCTACACCATTTTCATGCCCTTCGTTACCTGATACTCTACGTAGATGAGATACAAGTAATAGACCTATTCCTGTCTCTTCTACAATACTTCTTAGGCTTGTCATAATATTATCAATAGATCTTCTTTCATCACCTTCAGATATTGCTGCAACTAGCATATGTAAATGATCTATTACAACCCACTTACATTGACATCCTATAATGATATATCTTAACTTTGAAAAGATCTCATCAATATCATTGATACCATGATGAGCATGTATAAATACTCTATCACTATTCATTACTTTATCATATAACTTATCAAGTTCTTCTTCATCATAAGTTGCACGTACTTCATCAATATATAAACGATCATTAGCTTCTATAGATAGAATACCATCTACTGTTCTTTTCCATTCTTCTTCTAAAGATATAACACCTACTCTATCTTTTGTTCTTTCAATTAACCAATGTTCTAACTCTCTTGTGACACTAGACTTACCTAATCCTGTACCACCTGTGAATGTAACAAGCTCACCTTGTCTCATTCCATATAACTTATCATTCAATCCCTCCCAAGGATACGGAATAGTTTCTTTATGCTTTCTATTCTTCCATTCTTCTTTCATTTCAGAAACACGAATGATGCCAGAAGGAGTATAAGTTTGAGCTTGCCAGAAACATTCAACAAATTTCTTGAATTGAATTTCTTTAAGCATATCATTAGCATCTTTGTATCCTTCAGGAAGCTTCATAATCTTAGCTTTATTAGGACGTAGTAAAGCAGCAACTTTACGAGCAGCTTCTCTTCCTTGCTTGTCTGCATCAAAGCAGATAACTACATTATCAAAAGATTCAAGATATTCTAAGTTCTTTCTAACATCTGCAACTGCACTCTGCGCTCCATTCTTAATAGAAACTACAGGCCATCTGCTTCCTGTTAATTCATGTGCTGCCATAGCATCACATTCACCTTCAGTAATTGTGACATACTTACCACCAGCTTTGAAGGCATTTTGTCCAAATAAAGTACCTTGTGATATATCTCCTTCAGATACAAATCCTTTTGTCTTTACTGTACGAATTTTATATCCTACCAGTTCACCATTTTTATGATAAGGATAATAATGCTTTATTACTTCTTTATGATCAGGACTTAATACAACACGTACACCATACTTCTGTGCTGTTTCAGCAGATATCTTTCTATCAGTCAACTCACTCCATA